GCTAAATACCCAGGTGAAAGTTTATCAGCTTTTATTCTTGATTGTATAAGAGATAAAATTAATACATTATCAAGAGAAGATAAGAAATTGTTTGAAGAGCAAGCATATAAACTTGCTAAAAAAGAAAAACCATCTACAAGTGATTTTGTAGATAAGTTCATTAAAAATATGTAGGAGGTACGCATGGCTATGAGCACACTAACAAGGGATGACATCAAGAACATTATTGATATGCCCGATTTATCCACTAAAGAAATTTGTGAGGTAATCAAAAAGGAACTCAATATTGAAATTGAACCTACCCTTGATAAAAGCGAAATGATTGATGAAGTTTATAATGCTTATCAATTAGCTTTACAGGAAATTGAAAATAAAAAGAATGAAGCAAAAGTTGAAAAGACCAAAATTAAATCAACAACAGGCTTTAATATTACTGTAAAAGAGTTTATTCTTAACTTAATTAAAGAAAATAAACATACTAAAAAAGATATTATTGATATAACTAATACAGAACGCGGTTATGCTGCAAAAGGTTCTACTTGTAAAACAAGAGTCTCAAGGGTTGTTAGAGAGTTAATCAAGCAAGGTAAACTAAAAGTTGCAGCTGATGGCATTTACAAATATGAGGAGTAAAAGATGATCTTAATTTTAGAAGGTGTTGATTGTGCCGGTAAAACTTGGATGGCTGAAAGAATACTTAAGCAAGCTCCAAACGCTTATTTAATTAAGCATGGTAATAGACCAACAGAAGATTCAGCAGCAGCATCACACATGTTATATAAAAGTTATAAAGCAATGCTCGATACTTATGAGCAAGCAATTAAACCAACAGGTGGTATACTTATCTTTGATAGGTTTTACATGTCTGAATTGATTTATGGACCTGCTACTCGAGGGTATAATTTACTTACACTTGAGTATCAAGAAGAATTAAGCAAACGTTTAAAAGATAATGATCATTTGTATGTTGAAATTACAGCTACAAAAGAAAACATTATTAAACGTATGGAATCAAGAGGTGAATACTATTTAAAACTTGAAAAGCTTGATTCTATTATAACGGGCTATGAAAATTTTTATGATATAACTACATTAAACAGGGCCAGAATAGTTTCTGGAGATAGCAATGTTGATTTCTTAATCAACGAAAGGATAAAAAATGGGTAAAAAAAGTAAAGTCTTTTATGATCTTAATGATAGAGCAAACAAAGCTATTTATAATAAAGGTTATAGAGCGGGTAAAAAATCTGCACAAAAACCTATCAAAGGGGTTTGGAGAAGACTAATGTTTGTATTGAAAGGTAAATAATGTTACAGTTTAAAAAATTACACCCTGATGCTATAGTACCTAAAAGGGCGCACGGAGATGATGCTGGCCTGGATGTTTATACTATTGAAGATATACGCATTCCTGCCAGAGGTGATATGGTAACTGGTTTAGGATTAGCTTGTAAGTTTCCAAAAGGCCATGCATTATTGGTCTATAATAAATCAGGCAGGGCAACAAAATTAAAATTAGATAAAGGCGCTGAAGTAATTGACGCAGGCTATAGAGGTGAAATACATGTCCACCTATTTAACCATTCTGATCTTAGTGTTATAATTAAAAAAGGTGAAAAAATTGCACAGTTAATTTTAGTACCAATTTGGGCAGGTCAACCCGTTGAAGTTGATGAGCTTGATAATACTGAAAGAGGCGATGGAGGTTTTGGAAGCTCAGGTCTTACTTAAATGTTTGTTCAAGTTACTGGTAAAAATATGTCTGAACTATGGTTCAATCTTTTAGTACATACTGCTACTGGTAATCAACACTCTTATTATTATCCAACAATGTTTTCTCGAAGAGTTTATGGATATACAGAGGGGATACATTTTGATGATACAATTATAGAAAAGGATTTTTATAAATACTCAGGGTATAATAAAGATATGAAGTTGAGCAGATTAAGAGAAAGCTATTTTGGACCCAAAGTTGAAAAACAATATGATTTATTAGTCTCTCAAATTCGTCAATTACAGCCAAGACAAGCAAGAGGTTTAATTAGTTTTTCTGAGCCAGCTTTTAATAGGACTGATAGACTTAAATGTTTAGATAGTTTATATATACAAAAGTCAACTATGACTGAATATGAAGCTTTAATTGTATTTAGAAATACTGAAATATGGCCAAAAACTTATATGGATTTTGAATTTTTAAACGAAATGCTAGAGGGGTTTGTAGAGCAACGTGTTAGATGTACTTTATTCTCCTGCTTTATGACATCGTCATTTATCAATATGCACCAGGCCCCTACAGCAGCAATGATGATGAGGAAGTATGGTATTACTAGTTGGAATCCATCTTTTAAAGAAATGCTAATAAGATTTAAAGATAAATTTGGTGACCCTGCAGTTTTAGAGACAGTTAAAATGCAGTGGATAAAAAGGGTATTAACTCGTACTTATAGATTATTTGAAGAAGACGGTGTTGATATTGATATGTTAATTGGAGATTAAATGAAAGAATATAAAAAGATTGCTACAGAAATTGGTAAACTAGTTACAGAAAAAAACAAAGCTTATGGTGATTCATTTGGTAATGGGCATAAGGTTTTAAAAGTCTTATACCCAGACGGTGTAAAACCCGAACAGTTTATAGACATGTTAACTACAGTCCGTGTTATTGATAAGTTGTTTAGATTGGCTAATGAAAAGGATGCATTTAATGAAAGCCCTTGGCGTGATATTGCAGGTTATGCTATTTTAGGGGCGGCAAATGATGAAGCAATCCTAACAGAAGAAGATGAATCAGCTGCAAGTTACGACATAAAAGGAAAAGAGGAATAACATGAACAAATATTTCTATTCAGCCAAACTATTAAAAGTAGTAGACGGGGACACAATTGATGCCCTTATTGATGTAGGATTTGATATATGGGTAAAAAAGAGAATAAGATATATGGGACTAGATACTTGGGAAAGTAGAACTAGAGACCTTGAAGAAAAGAAAAAAGGTTTAGCAGCTAAAGCTAGAAACAAAGAATTACTTGAAACCAATGATAGTAAGTTTTTTGTTCAAAGCCACGGCCTTGGTAAATATGGAAGATTATTAGGTGAGGTATTTATTGGTACTGAAGAACAGCCAATAAGTGTTAATCAGCTTTTAATTCAAGAAGGCCATGCTTATATCTATGATGGTGGTACCAAGAAAGTTTTTGGTAGCTAAACTTATATTTAATTAATAATTAAATTACGGAGAATTAATGACACAACCTGTACATGAATGTATTGAACAAGCAGTTTTAGATTTATATAAAAATGGTCAAGAAGTAAAGCCACTTAAATGGCAATCAACTGAAGTTGAACATCCAATGATTGAAATAACACAACGTTTCTATCAAATGAGAATGCCAAGTAATATATCTATACTTCAAAGCCAAACTAAAGCTGATCAGCCTTGGTCTGAAGACCATTTTCAAGAACGTGTATCAGGTGAACCATTAAACCCAGGTAATCAATATTATAACTGGCCTTATTATGACCACGGTAAAGATAATGACCGTTTTCGTGAAGGTGATAAACAGTTTAGCCATTCTTATATGGAAAGATATTGGCCACCTCGTGATTTAAAAGGTATACGCTACAACTATGGGGATCTAGATCATCTTGTTGAGCGTATGAAAAAAGATCCATTAACGCGTCAAGCTTACCTTTCTGTGTGGTATCCGGAAGACCAAGTTGATATTGGTGAACGCGTACCTTGCACATTGGGCTATCATTTTATGATACGTGATAATCGGTTGCACTGTACTTATTTAATTAGGAGTTGTGATGTACGTAGGCATTTTAAAAATGATATTTACATGACAATTCGCCTAGCACAATGGGTAAAAGATAAGCTTGAAATGGATCTTCAAATGGGTGATTTAAATATGTGGATTGGTTCTTTACATGCTTGGTCCTTTGAAAGAACAATGTTAAAGGCCGGTACAGTATAGTGTTCAACTTTTATAATGTAGGTGGAATCTATGGAGGAATTGGTGGAGCATTGTTGGGAGCCCAATGGGGAGGCTTTGATGTCAAATTCAATATTGAACCTCGAGCTTTTTTTAATCCTGATACATTTATGAACAACTTTCCCAAAGCCCGTTGCACAACTGGTTTTGATAACTATAAAGATTTGAGAGGCACGCCAAGCCACCTAATTATTGGATCACCAGATTGTAAACAGTTTAGCAACTTAGGTACAAAGAGAAAAGATAAAGGAAAGCTACATGAACTAGACCCTTTTGATTTTGATTATGTAAAATTTTTAACAGCCGTTAACCATATTCAACCCGATTGTTTTATATTAGAAAATGTACCCAATGTTTTAAAGACTTTATGGTTTGAGGGCAAAGAATTAAAGTTTAAAGGTAGTGGAGATTCTATCTATGAATTACCTAATTATAATATTCAAACTGTTATTTTAAATGCTTTGGATTTTGGAGTACCACAGAGCCGTAAAAGAGTTTTTGTAATTGGAGCTAAAAATTTTGTACCTGATTTTGATATGGATAAAGTAAGTACAGATTTAATTAAAAAATATTATAAAGGAAAGATTTTAAAAGAAGTGTTAAATATACCAGACGGTGTACCAAACAATAAGCCACCAAGACATTCTGCTAAAAGGGTAGAAGGTTTTTCTAAACTAAAAATAGGTGAATCATATTATGGTACACAAAATAATTTGAGACTAAATCCGGAAAAACACGCAGGTACTATCGCATCTCATTGTTCCCGTTTTGTACACCCCCACGAGTCTAGGGTTTTAACCGTCAGGGAGAATGCTAGAATTATGGGTTTTCCAGATAGCTTTGAGTTTTATGGAAATGAATCTGGACAATTAGACCAAGTAGGAAAATCAATAGTCCCCCAAGTATCAATGGCAATTGCTTATTATATTAAAGGGATGCTAAATGACTAAACTCGACTCAACTAAATTATTTTCTTTAATCCAGATTGAAGATGTAATAAAAGATTATATGCCGATTCAAAAAATTGGCGAAAACTACAGGTGCAAATGTCCATTCCATCATGACAGTGATCCCTCATTAGTCATCTCACCCAGAATTGGTATTTTTAAATGCTTTGGCTCTGGTTGTGGAGAAACAGGTAATGCTGCAAGTTTTATTGCAAAATATGAAGACATACCTTACCCACAAGCTTTAAAAATGTTAGCTGATAAAGTAGGTAGACCAGATCTAGCACCAAAGGCACAAACAAAAGAGTTCAAAGATGTTTTTGAAATAAACCAATTTGCTTTAAACTTATACTCTAATATCTTATTTACAAAAGATGATGCAAGTGCTAATGCTAGAACGGCTTTAAGGGAACGTAGAATAACACAAGAGACCGCAAAACTGTTTCAATTAGGGTATTCACCAAATTCATGGACTTGGCTCGTAGACCAGCATTTAGACAATGGTTTACTCGAACAAGCAAATCTTATATTAAAGACTGATGCAGGCCACTATAGAGATTACTTTAAAAATAGAATAATCTTCCCTATGTTCCATCAAAAGAAATTAATTGGGTTTACAGGTCGTACACTGGGCGTATCTCAGAAAATTCCTAAATATCTAAATTCAAAAGATAGTGACTGGTTTAAAAAATCAAAACTATTATATGGTTGGGCTCAAAATGCCCAACAAATAAGAAGACAAAAAGAGATTGTAATTACGGAAGGACAATTTGATGTATTACAATTACACCAACGAGGTATTCAAAATGCTGTTGCAGTATCGGGTAGTTATTTTGGAGCTGATCAGGCTAACTTATTTCAAAAAGCTGTAAAGAAAGCTACGATAATGAGTGATGGTGACAAAGCAGGTATTGAAGCAACAATAAGAATTGGGGAATTTTTAATTGAACGAAATATCGACTCTCATATTATTCATGTTGAAGGTAAAGATCCCGATGATCTAGCACGTTATAAACACCGATTTAACTGGGATAAACTTAATACTAAATATGGTTATAATTTTGTTGAGTTTTGTCATCAACAAAAAGGCTTAGAATCTACTTTAAAACGTATATCGGGGCACCGTAATAAATTAAAATTAAGCCAGGATTTAAAAATACTAAGTGACTTGTCAGGTTATGATGAAAAACATTTAGAACATTGGTTAGCCCAATATAAAAAAGCACCATTGACTGAAATGTTAGATTTAAAAAAAGATGAATTGAATCTAGAAGATGAGTTAATGTTATTATATGCTTGTGATGATATAAACGTTCCGATTAATGGTTTTTTGAAGAATAGACTAGATAAAGATTTAATAAAGGTAATTGATGATAAACCTAAAGGATTAACTCAAGATTTAGCAAGAAATACTAAGTATGCGTCTAGATTATCAATACTTGACAATATTAAAGATAAAGATAAATACGCTAAAGATTTAATAACTAAACTTAATCTTGATTATATGAAAAAAGAAGTTAGTAAAAACAAAAAATTATATAAAGAAACTCAAGATTCTAAATACTTAGAACAAGTAGAATCTATGGTTAAGAATATTAACAAAATGAAACTAAAGGTTAGAAATGGACAAAGTTATAGCTCTTCGATTTGATAATTTAAAAGAAATATCAACAGTAAAAACATTATTAGAAATTGGCTTATCAGATTTAGAAATAAGCCCAGGTGATGCTATTATTGGTAGACAAGTTATTGACCAACTCAATAAATGTGGTGAAATGATGCAAAAGCAAAATGGCAAGACTAGATAGAAAAGAATATTTTATGTCAATTGCAGAACTTGCAGCTTTAAGGGGTACTTGCCCCCGAGCTCAAGTTGGCTGTGTATTAGTTGATGAAAGAAACCGTATCAAAGCTACAGGTTATAATAGTAGCCATCCGGGCTCTTGTCATTGTGATGATCATAATTGCTTAATATCAGAAGGCCATTGTATTAGAACAATTCATGCAGAAGTTGCAGCTGTACTTAATCTAGAAAAACAATATAAAAATTTAACTGCTTTTGTAACTCACGAACCTTGCATGCATTGCTACAAGATATTAACAGCGGCGGGAATAACTAAAATTTATTATAAATTTCCTTATGGTGATCATGAAGAAGAGTATTATGAATTACAAAATGAGATTGGCGTTGAGATGAAGGAGTTTGCAAATGTCCCGTTTTAAAATAAAGGAAATGATTGAAGTAATTGATAACTCAATCCAGACGTTAGAACAATTAAAAGAAGAGCTTCAAAGAAATGAAAAGGATTTGCTTAAATTCTATAAAAGGGGTAGCAAAAGGGCTGGAGTAAGAATTAGAAGATTACTCAAAAGATTTATTGATACCGCTCAAACAATTAGACTAGACATATACAGATTATACAAAGAAAGAGACATATTTAAAGGAACCGAACTTGACAAAGACTACAAAAGAGATAAACCTTCCACTTGATAATTGCGCTGAATGCTCACTATATCAAGAACAAACTTATAATCCCCATAACTATTGGGGTAATCTAAATCAACCAGATGTTTTATTTATTGGTGAAGCACCAGGTGCAAATGAACAACAAACTGGTTTAGCATTTCAAGGTAGAGCAGGTAAGCTTTTACAAAAAACGTTAAAAGAAATTGGAATTGATAATTATGCAATAGCTAATGTTGTTGCTTGTAGACCCGAAGGCATGAATGCTTATGGTAAAGTAATTGATAGAAAGCCAACTTCAACTGAAATTAGACATTGCTTTGATAACTTAGATGCAATCATTAATCATGTTAAGCCAAAATACATTGCAGCTTTAGGTGCTACAGCTTGTTCAAGAATGAAAGTTAAAGGAGGTATTACATCAGTACGTGGGGTTATGTCTGAAACACCTTACGGCCAGGTATTGCCAATCTTTCACCCCGCTTATATATTGCGCTCACCAAATTTTAAAATTGAGTTCAAACAAGATTTAAATTTATTAAAGAATTTTATTGAAGGTAAAGTTGATATTAAAAAGCCACAGGGTGATTATATAATTATTGAAGACCCCACTGAAATGGCTGCTCTTGAACAAGATATGTCTTCAAGAAAAGCTTTTGCTTTTGATATTGAAACAGACGGTTTAAAATTTTATAAAGATACTATTATGGGTATTGGATTTTGTAACAGGGTTGGTCAAGCTTATTACGTACCTCTTTATCAATCAGTTAGTAAAGCACCTTATTGGGGTGAGCACCAAGATATGGTGTTAGATTCCTTGAAAAGGATTATGACTAACCCTGTTAAAAAAATAGCTCACAATGGTAAGTTTGATGTTAAGTTTATTGACCATCAATGGGGTATCAAAACCCGAAACTTTGCAGTTGATACAATGCTATTACATTATATACTTGATGAAAACCGTCCACATGGTTTAAAAACATTGGCAGGATTTTACTTTCCTGAAATGAAAGATTATGATAAATATTTAAGAGAAGCTTTAACTATTAAAGACTTTGATGAAGAAAGCTTTGGTAATGTACCTGTTGAAGTATTAGGGCCTTATTGTGCTATGGATTGTGAAACAACTTATAGACTTGCTAAAAAGCTTGTACC